AGTATTCTTTCCTCAGCCTGAACAATAATAGCAGGTAAGTTGCTTACAAGCGTTGTTTCTGTAGTTTCTAAATAATCCTGTATTGCGCTTTTTAATGTAGTGAATGTTAACGCCATTAGCCTATTACCACCTTAACTTCTCCTACGTTACCTTCTATATCTAACCCGACAGTTTGACTGCCTAACTTGGTTATTCCTCCACCAACAGGATTAAATGCAAATAATTCTCTGCTTTCAGTCAAAGCTCTGTCAGGTCTTGGGTTTCTTAAAGACTGATTATCGTTTGTTTTTACTTTCCCAAGTTGCAATTGAGGCTGATCAACATCAACAACATCTCGACCAACAAGAAGGCCAGTCCATCTTTGATTTTCTATTTGAGGAACAAGGTCTGTCAATTTGTAACGAAACCCAGTTCTGTCACAGAACCCAAAAGCTCTCTTGCCCTTTGAGGCTGTCAAAACTTATACCCTCCCGGTGTCACATACAGAGAAGCTTTTTCTCTGTCTGCATCAGCGGCTAGGTTCCACTGCTCTTCATACTCAGCTTTAAGTAATGGAGCTTTTTGATTTGAATCTGAATATTTTAAACTAAGCTGATACGCAAGTCCTGCAATTAAACAAGGAAGAAATCTTAAAGGAACATCCATGTTGTTTGAGGCGGGTGATCCTGTATCCTCAACTCTTTGCATAAAGTAATAAACTAACGTATATGTTTCTCTGTCATCAGGAACAGGCCAGAGATTAACAGTAACAGCACTTGGATCTTTTTCTAAAAAGAATTGCAGTGGCTTTCCTTCTGTTAACTTGTTAGATAGATGAGCATACTGACTAACAGATATTCTTGTAAGAGTTTGATCAAATTGACTACTTGTATTACCTGAGTCTGTTCTAACAAAAGCTTCTATAATATCAAGAACATCTCCACTTAACGTATAAGTAGAATCTTTAGCTGTAAGAGCTTGAGTTCCTTCTTGCACAGTCCAAAGGTTAAGACCTCTGTTTTGCCACTCAAGCATCAATAAGTTAATGCTTCTTCTAGCGGTTCTGTAATCATAACCACTACGCAACTCTAAACCTGCTCTTTCAAATGCTTCTTCAATAGCATCTCCAAGATCCAAGTTAAAAGTATATGTTCCGCTAGTTGCCATGTTTATTTCCTTTTGGACTTAGCCCCAGAGCATTTCCATCTTTTTCGGCTTAAGTTGTTGGGAGTATTAGGATCGTTTTGTTTTTTCTTTGGCAGTCTTTTCTTTATTCCAAGACTTCTTGCACAGTAGCTATCGCCTTTGGAGGTTCCCGGCTTAACCCTTGGCCCTCCACCTTTTGCTTTACCTGCCTGCCCGTAACTTACTTTTTTTCCTGAAGAAGTTACTTTGACCTTTGCCTTTCCCTTAGAGGGCTTACCGTTTGCCACTATCTTTTGCTCGCGGTTTTTTTGGCGATTTTTTTCGGTTGCTTACTGTGTTGCTTGCCTTTTTTGGTGTCTTTTCTTTTTTTTCTGGTTGTGGCGGCATACTCTTTGTCTGAAAGACTTTTGATAGCCTTTTTAGGCAAGTACCTTTCGCCAGTAGCTTTTTTACCTTGAGTACTATTTTTTCCACTTTTAGTTCCCCATTCTTGTTTTGTCCACTTTTTTAAAGATTTTTGAGACTTAGCCAAGGCCACTACTTGTATCCTCCACCTGCCGCCTTGTAAGCTTTAGCCAACATCTGGGCTTTTCTAGCAGACCATTGACCTGCTTTTCCGCCTTTTGTTCCTGCTTTAATTCTAGCAAACTGACGTTTACGCATAGTAGGCTTTGTGTAATTACCTGCTTGATTAACTTTAGACTTAGATTTTGGTTTAGACTTTTTTTCTGCCATTTCTAGACCTATTTATTTTTCTAGAGGTTACTTTTAAATTACTTGGCTTATTATTTTTAGTATTTCGATCTTTATGATCAACGTCTTTTTTATCGCCTTTTTTAACCAAACCTTTGGACTCCATAATCCTTCGAGCTTTGTTTCTTTCTGCTCTGCGTTTTTTTTCTTCAGGCTTGGAGTGAAAGTTTTTGTATTCTTTCTTATAGTTTCTAGCCATAAGTTTTTAGCACTTTTAAAATAATGCTATAAGTGTCACCGCTAGAATGGTCAACGGTAGTAAACTGAATATCTCCTGTTACTCCGCTACCTCCATTATTAGGTATGCCAGAGAAACCAGAGAAATCTAAATCATCAGAGTAATCAGCAAGTATATGCCACGCTAATACATCTGTAGAGGCATCAAACAGAACCTTAACGCTCATGCCCACAGTGCTATACCATATATGGTCTATAGCTACCTTGGTGCAAGATTTACCTGTCATTGGATCTTTGCTTAATGCTGAAACATCAATTTTGGTTACTGCGGCTTCACCTGTGCCATCACTGACGTTAGTAAACTTAAATGTGGCATATTTTGCCCCATCTGAAATTGTTTGTGTTGCGACTGCATCAGCCATTACATTCTCCTAAAAAATAAAGGGGCGCATAGCACCCCTTAATACTTAACAATTACGCTATCTGAACGTATTCGATAATGAAAGTAAACGATCCTGCTGTAGTAGCATCAACAGTGTTTGTGATGTTGCAATAAATAGTTCTTTCAGCAGATGCGTATTGAGCAGAGGCAGGAGCAGTAGTAGCACTTTGCGTTTGTGCAACCAAAGTTGTAGTAGTTACATTACCAACCACTACAGTTGTTCCACCATCTAGAATCTCATCTGTAACAGCCGCAACAATCTGTGCGCCAGAAGAAGAGGTTCCAACTTCATAACCAATATCACCTGTTCCAATAACAGGAGCAGTTGCACAAAATATTTTGATATTAGTAATTATTGTATTAGCAGGCTGTGTGAATTCTCCAATCGCAGGACTGTCTCCTGCTGTTGTGTTAACTGTTACGCCAGTTGCAAAACCTACATGCTTTGAATATTTGTTTGTGACGATACCAGTAGAGGCAATTGTAGCAACATCAGTAATTGCACCAGTAGTGCTGTTTTTTGATATTACTTGAAAACCATTTTCGGAGCGAACTGCTCCAGTATAAGTAGTTGTACCCATGTCAATCTCCTGTCTTGGGTTAGTCTGCTGTTAAGCAGTCAGGGATAGTAAATAATAACTTGTTAAAAATAAAAGGGGGCTTTTACACCCCCTACAAACTTAGCTTGAACCGGGAGATCCATATATGCCAAGTGGGTCAGAGACACCGAATGAATATCGCTCACGGGCCTTGTATCGTACATTGCCTGTGTCAAAATCTCCATCCATGCTAGTCTCAAGAGCAGTACGCTCAAAATGCTTCATTCCGTTAGGAATATCAGTGAGAATGAAGAAAGCGTTGCTGTCAGTCAGATAATGATTGACTGCATAGCCTTCTGGAATCGCACCCATATTACGGATAGCATTTATGTCGTTATCAGCAGTTGAAACACGCTGAGTAGTCTCTAGCAGACGATCTGCTGTAAACATCAACGCAGGTGGAACAATCAAACGAGTAGGACGAGCCGCAATAAGCAGACCGCGCTCATCAGTGTATCCTGCAATAGTAATAATTGCATTTTCCAAAGATGTTTCGTTTAAGTCAGCCGCAGTTGCAGGACGGTTGCTATTAAAGCCTCCACCTACAGTTGGGTGTCCACCACCACCAGCAACACCATCACCAACAGAAGTGAACAGGTTTACACCGTCACCAGACTGGAAGGAATTAGTGAAGCCGTTGTTAAGAGGGTTAGCCGCCTTAACTTGCTTGGTGTAAGCCATACCGCGAGCAAGAGCTTTGGTATAACGAGCAGACAAAGAGTCATACAAGTTATCTTCCATAGCTTCTTCAGTAATAGCAAAACCCATGCCGATTGTTTCGTGATTGTAGCGAGCAGAGAAAGACTCTTGCGCTGAATCATAAATGATTGCAGAACCTTCGTTTTTAACTGGAGCCGCACCAAAACCACTTAGCTTAGTCTCTTCTTCAAAAGAACGATCAGAACTCTCTGTGTCATAAATGAGAGTATGCTCGTCTTCATATTTTTCATACTCAAGGCCAAACAGGGCGTTAAGACCCGGAAGTAGCTCTTTGAGCATTTGTGCGCGTGAAATAGCCATTTCTTATATCTCCTTAAACGCCAGTTGCATTACGATAAGCGTGGTCGCCTGCCGCAAAAATACACAATACATCAGTAAATGCATCACCGACTGAGCTAGTTGGCCCTTCTACAAATTCTACAATTCGCAGAGGAAGTGTGTTTGTTGTTGCAACAGTGCTTTGATCGAGCGCATTTTTACTGCGTCCGAAATCAACACTGCCTGCTGTCTGTACAACACCTGCATTCAAAAACATAGTTGTTTGAGCAAGAGTTCCATCAGCTTGAACTTTAAACACAACATCAGGGTCATCAACCACATAAGCAGATATATCATCTGCCGCTGTACTAGCGGGGTAGAACTGACTAAATGTAAGTTGTTTAGTTGTTGGATCAGTGTAAGAACAACCAACAAAAATTCCAATTGGAGTTAGTGTTGCAGTTCCTGCGTCTTTTTCAACAACGCCTGCGGCAACTGGTTTAACAAAGTCACCATAAAAAATTGCAGTTCCATAATTGTTAGCAATCTTCATGTGCCGAACTTTTCCTGAATAAGAGCCGCTCGCACTAAGAGTGTTAACTGGTTCTGCGCCTGTTGGGGTAGCAGTGGTAGCCATTATAGGCCTCCTTAACAATAGTTATCTTAGTTTAAGAAACTTACCCCAGTATTAGGGTTAGTTTCTTCCAAAAGTTGTCCTAGTATTCCGCTCTGGTTGTAGCAACGGCATTCTGGGATCATTCTCTCGCAAATAGTTGTTGTCTACTGACTGCATCTGATTATCAGCGGCTTTCTGGAAGTGAGCAGTTCTTTGCTCCATTTTTTCCTTACTCGCTTTACATAATAATAATCCGCCAACCTCGATGTTACCTTTGAATTGCGAGTTAATGTCTGATGTTAATAGTAATTCAGGATGATCTTCAGCTTTGCAAGCTTCCCAACCTTCTCTAAACATTCTAGAAACATGAGTATTATCTGGCTCTCCAAGGGTGCTTGTCCTAACCCATCTAAATACATAACCTTCCTGTGGAGTAGGGTCAGGTAAAATAGAAGCAGGTGTCCATGTATCATCTGGACGAGCATCTTGTTTGCGTGAGTTTGTTTCTCTAGGTGTGCGCTCTTCAGTCATTTCAGGTTCTCCTTAGCGAGCTGTCTGGCATACTGTTCATTGGTTAAACCCAATCGCTTGGCGAGAGCAACTTGGGTGGACGATAACTGCACTTTGCGCGGTTTTGCTCCATTATTCCTATTGGATGAAGCCACTACCGTGGAGCGATGATTAGCAGTCGCAGGCGCGATACGTCCATTGGAATCGCTATTATCCTGCCAATCAAAGGTTGGGTAAGACTCTCTCATACCTTTATCAATAAAGTCAAAGTATTCAAGAGTATTAGGTTTAATCGCATTATCAACAATAGCCTCTTCATGCAACCCGTAAGCTGTTGCAGTCATTCTTTTGTTGTCAGGAGACATAAACCATGTATTTTTTTCAGCCCATTCTTTAGCCTCTGGATCAACTTTTGGAGGCTGTTGTGGAACAGGTTGCGTTTGCCTTTGCTGATGAGCCATTTGTCTGTAATGTTGATCAGCCTGAGCTTTTTGAGCCATCTGTGCTTGTTGGCTTTGAATGTTTTGCTCATACTTTTCAGCTTCTGCTAACTCAGCTTGCGCTTTGTAAAGAGCTTCTTGAGAGTTAACTACAGTATCAGTATCACCTTCTTCATAGGCTTTTTTGTAAATTGATTTTGCATTATCAAGTGTCAACTGAGCTTTTGCTTTAATTTGTGACACTAAAGCTGATTCACCGCGCTGAATAATTGATTCGTATTCTCTATTCTTATTGTTAAGAGTTTGAGTCACACGAACCGCTTCATCTCGCATTTTTTCTGCGGCTTCTCGTTGTCTTCTTTCTTCATTCTGCTCATAGCGCAACTTATTGATACGCTTCTGAACTTTTTCACTATACCCTGAAAGCTCTTCATCATCACTGTTGCTTTCTGCGATTACAGCTTCAGACTTTGCAGGCCTTCTATCTTCTGGCGGTCGATCATCAACAACCTCTAACTCTATATCAGATTCTTTTTCTGATGAATCTTCACTTGAGCTTTTGCCAATTTTAGTTTTAACACCAAAAAATCTTTCTTCAGGGCTAGTTTCAGAAAGTCCTGCATCATTGTCGATTACTTCTTGATTAGATTCACTCATACCTTACCTATGCCTCTTGGATCTTCGACAACAGCTTCAACGCTGTCATCATTAATTAAACGAAATTCTTTCCCATGCACTTTAAAACGAGTGCCAGAATAAGATCTCATAACAATCCAGTCACCTTCCTTACAGAAAGCTCCCGATGGAAACCGTTGAGAATCAGCATAAGCATCAGGGCCAAGTTCTAGCACCATGCCTATAATTGATCCCACTTCTTCTTCTTGCAACGATTTGGCAGATTTAATAATTCCGCCTTCGGTTTTTTCTTCAGGTTCAGGTAAAGCAATCAATATTTTATAACCTCTCGGTTCAGGCAATTGACTAGCCTTTCTTTCTTCTTTTGCTAATGAAACACTCATTAGTTACCACCTTATGCACTGGAAAAAAGCGTCCAGAGTCGCTGTGCATCGCCTTATGCGATGAATTATTCGGCTTCTATCTTACTTTTTAAGTCTAAAAGCTCTCGTTCTGCAAGGGCTAAACCCTCTATAATTCCGCAACATTTTGCGTAATCATTGTAATCTTTACATGCGCCACCTGAAACATGGTCGCTAATGTCATTCATTTGATTGCGTAACTTATCTCTTAGATACTCAAATGAGTTTTCTGATGATCTGTTCATGATGTAATTGACTCAACAATTTCTTGACCAATTTTAAATCCTTCTATTTGGTCTTTAGATGCAATTCTTCTAGACTCAAGTTGCTCTCTAACATTATCTTCAGCAATCTTAACTGCCAGTTTAGCTTTTTCAATTTCTGCTTGTTGATCAAGTTTTTGCATATCAAACTGAGCTTTACTTTGAGCTTTTGTAAACTCCAGTTGCATCTTAGCTTGATCAAGTTGAGTTTTAGCTTGAGCTTGCATTTCTTTAATTTGCAATTCTTTCTGTGCCATTTGCACAATTGGATCTTGCTGTTGCTCTTGAGCTTGCTGTGCTTGTTGCTCTTGTTGATTTTTACCTTTAAGTTGCTCTGCGGCAGGTGCAACCAATCTAGATATTCTAAGTTCAATGTCTTCAGGCATTGATTCTCCCTCTGGAGGAAGCTCAACACCCAACTGCTTTTCAATTTCTTGACGATAAGAGAATGCAAGATGCTCTTGAATATGAGCAGACATAGCCGCTTGCATTTTAGGAGCGTTAGGGCTTTTACCTGCAAGCTCTTGAATCTTAGGATCTTCCATAAACGACATGTGCGTTTGAATGTGAGCCTGATGATCTTGATAAATAAATGCTTTAACAGGATCACCTTTTAGAATATTCATATTCTCAGTGACAGGATCGGTTGGTTTTTGATCGCTATCTGTTGGGATGATTTTATCTGCATCCCTTATATTTAACACCTCAAGCATTTGCCTGTGCAATAACGGCAAATCATACATCTCTGGATTTTGTTGAGATAATTGCAATGCCGCTTGATATTGCATGATGCGTTGCGCCATAGTACCTGAGTTAGGATCACTAACAGCAATAACATCAACTCTTCCATCAAAGTCATCTGCAACTACAGGGTTATCTTTAGTCGAGTAAGGATAAGCTGAAGGCCCAAAATCGAACACTATTCTAGACAATAACCGCAATTCTTTACGCATTGAGGCGTGTAATCTTGCCTGAACTGCGCTCATAACCTTCATAGAACGCTCTAAAATAGCCAATGTAGTCCCTACAGGGGCTTCTGAGTTCATATCTGCGGCTTTAACATCTGCCGCTGATGCAAATCTACGTCCTTCCTCTACAATATCGCCCATAAGCTGATAAAGCACGTTACTTGGCTCTTTATAGGGCAAAAAGCTGATATTATCGCGTATAGCACCGCCCGGAACATCAACATCTCTAAATTCTCCCGGCATTATTGGCGTATCATCGCCTTTAATTCGCAATCCTCTGGATTTTAAGCCTCCCGGAAGGTTACTCAATGTTCCTGCATCAACAAGTTGGCGTAAAAGCGAGGTTGCAGACTTTGCAAGACCACCAATCATGTGAATTAAGCCAAATCCGTAGAATCCAAGGCCGGGCATGTACTGATAATGAACAAAATGCTCACGTTTCATTCTGTTAGCATCTTCTTCGTAGTAATTTCTTCTTATAGAAAGCACTTTTCGAGAACTTTGATCAATAGTAACAACATAAGGAAGCTGTATACCTGTAGGCTCACCCTTATCGGTGTCCTCAAAGCCAATTAAATCAAGATCAACCTGTATTTCAAGGATGGTATGACGAGAATCGTTGTCATAACTGGATGAATTACCTGTTAACTCGTTATATTTATGCTCTATCTCGTCAGTATCTTGACTTGCATTGCCTAAATCAACGTCAGAATAGAATCCAGATACCTGTAATTTCCTAATTTCATTGCTTGTTCTCTTCATAATGTGAGTTGCACGTTCGCAAGTCACTAAATCAGAAGCTCCATAGCTAACAACAAAGTCCTCAGCAGGTACAAACATACTGCAAGGACGACCCATGTTAGGGTCAAAGTAAACTTTTCTAAATGCAGAGCCTGCTAAAGGCAATGAAAACAATAATCTTTCTGTTTCTGAGCGATACTCACTCATTTTTTCAGTTACCAAATAGTTTAGGTAGTCCTGAACTCTATTTGCTTGCTTTTCTTTTTCTTCATCTATAACGCCAACAACCGTTGTTTTAACAGGGCCACTAGCAGGGAATAACTCTTGTATAGACTGTGACTGAAACTTTATAACTGACTCTGTTAACAGCGGATGAAATACGCCACAAGCTCCATCCCAAGGGGTTGTTCTATCTTCATGCTTAAGTCCAAGAAGATCTAAGCCCTCAACATAAGTTCTTTCCCAGTCTGATCGGCTTTCTTTGTCTGATTTAAATAATCCAATAAGATCATTAGCAATTAGAGACAGTTCGCTATCTTCAATGTACTCAGAAAGGTTAGCATCAAATGGAATTTGATCCATAACATTGGCATCTGGGTCGAAATCAAATATTAGTCCACCATCAGGTGTTTCCACAGAAACAGATTCAGGGTTAACTATTTCAATTTCCAAAGCACCCTCTGCCTCTTCAGCAGTAAGTTGCTCAGGTGTGACCAGTGGTTTATCAATTGCCACTTAGCTATTCTTCCTATATGTCATGTTAAGCTCCTACCACTCGCCAAATTGGGTTAAAAATTTTTTTTGCGCCTACTTGATCAGCGCCTTTACTTTCCCAAGCAAGCTCACCTAGCCTGTTTATATAAACACTGTACTCATCATCTTCTAAAGTAATGTATTTAGAAGTAGAAAGCTCAGGGTTACGAATAAAACCTTTTTCTTCAAAAGCAGAAGCTATTCTAGTTTGTTCTTTTAATTCCATTTAAGCCCAAATTTTCTTTTTACCGCCATGATATACAACAGCATGGCCTTCTAAAACAAGGATATTGCATATATCTTCGCCTTCCTTATTGTAAGGAGTGCCTAATATGCGCCCATATTTGCCTGTGCCGTGAGATATTAATGTAATAGGCCCACTGCATAGCTCAATCAATCGTTCCTTAGCGGCTAAACCTAACGCCTTCTCAGCTAAGTTTCTAGTTCTGCTTTCTGGTGTATCTATTCCTGAGAGCCTTACTCTTTGTTTTTTGAGCCAAACATCAAATCCCAAATCAACATCAACATCAATGGTATCACCATCTATAACTCTCAGGAGGTTGCACTTGTAAGTGTAGGGGGTCAATGGTTATCCGTTCTTAGTGAACTTCTGTGGACGAGCCGCACCACTACCGCGAGCAACGCCTCCTCTAGCCTCACCTTTGGCTGACATAGTTTTGCCGCCTTTAAAGTAGCCTTTGGTTTTTGAAACCATTCCACCACCTTTCATTTTACCTTCTCCATCAGCGGCAAAGAAAGGAACCATCTTTCCGTTCTTCTCTACCATAGGCAACTTTCCACCTGCCTTCATGCCTTTGGCTTTCATCTTGCCACCTGCTTTCATACCTTTGGCTTTCATCTTACCGCCACCTGCATAACCTTTAGACTTCTTCATCTTGATCCTCTGCGTATAAGTTATCAAAAATTCTGTTTACATCTAATGTGTAATCTAAATCTGATTTGCTGTAATGAATGTGTTGAGAAGGGCGAAAATCTGGAGCGCCTTCTCCTGTTTCAAACCATGCAGGGTGAGTCACCCTAACGCGATTATTTGGTAAAGCTACAATGTTTCCTGTGTATGGCCCTGCATCTAATAGCTCCATCACATGACTTTGCTTGTGCTGTGCAGGATCATCTGCTATTTCATTGTTTGTATAATCTACTGTAAACATATATTTAGCAGGATAGAAATTTCCATCTACCTTTGCCAACCAAGGGCAAGGTGAGGCTCTTTCTAACACATAAACTGAATGCTCTCTTGAAGAACAGTCCCAAGGCTGTGCCGCATGTACAGGCATAGGCTCAGGCCATTCCTCAAAGGGGGTGTCACCTACTAATGCAGTAATAGGCATTCTAGCCCACATTGCGCCACCATGAACATTTGGCTCATCGGTGTCATAGGTTTCTGCACCTGTAAATATCAATTGAAAGCTTAAACAACGCGATGGCATTGTAGTTACTGCAATTGCCATTGCATGGATAAACTCTCCATGATACTTACTATGGTTGTGAGTATACTCTTTTCTAACCCAACATTTAAAATAAGGTATATTGCTTTGTAAGAATGCCATCAGTAATAAGCCGCCCTTCTTGTTGTTTCTAAAGGAGTATCTTCTTCATCTGATGTAAGTCTTAAGAATCCACCCTGTCTAAATCTTAACAAGGCCTGAGTAGAGGAATCTACCAAGTCATCATGCTCTCCTGCGGGAAAAGCGGCAAACTCCTCAACCACTTCTTCTGCAAACCTTCGTTCTGGTCTCCACACAATTCCTGATGCAAACATGTCAGATATAGCGTTTACACGCGATATTTTATCATTTCCACGCGATGGAGTGTAATCTGATACTGGGATACCCATTGCCCTTAACTCAAAGATAAGGGGTGTTCCTGCGGCTTTTGCTTCAATAATGCAGGCATCAGGTTGCCAGTCAGTATAAAACTCCTGAGCTTTCTTTTTTAATTCTGGAAACTCTAAACGCTCTTTAAAGGCATCTAGAAGGATTATATTAGCTACAGTCTTGCCATCATCATCAGGTGCGTAAAATACGCCCCAAGTCGTACACGCTGAGTAGTCAGCCCTTTGTGTCTTAAGAAAGGCTGTATCCCAAGACTGTATTATAAATTCGCAAGAGGGTGGATAGTCCTGTTCCCATAACTTCCACCAATTCCTTTTGACCAACGCCCCCTCTTCAGAGGTAGGGTTTTGTTGATACTGTGCGTTCCACTTAGATGAGGGTAGTTCCTCTCTAAGGGCAATTAATTCTTTCATAGGCCAAAACTCAGGCCATAACGGTTTTTCTGATGGCATAATTGCAGGAAACTCAATTACTTCCCATTCATCAGTCCCTTGACGCTGAACAGATGACTTAATAATCTGTCCTGTTAGATCTCGTTTATGCCAACGAGTCATAACAATAATAATAGCTCCTCCCGGCTGAAGTCGCTGTCGAGGGCCAGATGTGTACCATTCATAGGCTTTGTCAAAAACGGAGGGGTCGCCCGATTGACCTTCTTGCTCGGAGTGCGGATCATCAATGATCAGAAGGTCTGCGCCTTTACCTGTTACAGCACCACCAACACCGATAGCAAAATATTCACCACCTGCACTGGTACTCCATCGCCCTGCGGCTTTGGAGTCAGCCCTCAACCCGACCGAGGGGAAAAGAGTTTTATAATCATCACTATCTACTAGGTTACGCACCTTTCGACCAAACCCTACCGATAATTCAGCGGTGTGGGCTGTTTGGATAACTTTTTTGTTTGGGAACTTACCTAAAAACCAAGAAGGCAATAAATAAGATGCAAATTCTGATTTGGTGTGACGAGGAGGCATATTAACAATTAATCGCTTCAACTCACCACTTGCTACACGTTCAAACGCATTAGCCATGATTTTATGATGCCTACCCTCAATAAAAGCAGGCCATACTCTATTGACAAAGCCCATAAAGAAATCTCTAGCCTTTTCTTTGGACTCTGCCTCTTCTAACTCCTCTAAAAGACTTAGAACCTGTTTCTGCTCTTCTAGAGGAAGATTTGGTATTTGTTTAAGTAGATTAGGATCTACCTTATCCGTAACGGACATAAAAACCCTTATGCTTTCTTGGCAGTGGTTTTCTTCTTAGTTACAGCCTTTTTCTTAGCAGGAGCTTTCTTTTTAGGCGTATAAGCTTCATTGACATCAGGAGTGGAAGGATCATCAGCAATATAATGACCTTTATCATTACGCGCTCTCTCCATCTCAACAGCAGGAGATGACATTGTAGACAAGACTTTTTCAGCCTTATCTTTACGCATTACATTGGCATCAACAATATCATAAGAGCCATCTTCAAGCTCGTAGCCTATTTGATAAACACCTTCTCCATCTGCGAATGTTCCGTTTTGTAAAACTTTTAATGTAGACATTTTATTATCCTTACATCATTTTGCAGGCTTTCCCACCACGGGCCATCCCGTAACCACGGAGCTTCTTATCATTGGTTTTCTTTTCTGTCTTAGACTTCTTCTTCTTATCTCTAGGATCTTTTAAGTTCTCACCTAGCATTTTAGTCTCTAGCTCTAAACGTCTTCTTTCTTCTTCAAGTGTTTCTTTAGCCACAACTATTCTCCAATTTAAAAATAAGCCTCTGTACCGGAATATTCCTGATCTAGGAATCTACTTAAACAGAATAAAACTTAAAACTAAGAGGAGATCCTAAGAAGTAAGGAATCTAAACAGGAATATTCCTGATAGGAATCTCTAGATTTTACTGACTTTACGCTCTTGACAGAATAATGCAATAGGTAAATAGAAAAAAACCCGATTTTTTTGCAAAAAATTTTTTTTAGGATAAATAAGGGGCTTGTTCTGGGAAAAAAAGGGTAATCGGCTACGCAAAACTTGGTAATTATTTGAGTGAATCACTATGTATATGGATATCAGGTACGCACCTGCTATAAGGGGGGGTGGGTGATAGTACTCTAGCCCCCAAACTAATGCACTGAATCGCCATCACTGGGGTTTTCTTCCTGATCATTCCCCTGCTCCTGACTGGTTACTAGCAGTGACTCCAACCTGCGCTCCAGTTCACTAGCTACACTGTCAGCATCTCTATCTGTGGTCACTGTCTCCGTCACTTCTTTGAATAAGCCTACTGATTTGCCTAGTAACTCAGCGGCCCTAAGCTTATTCGAGTCTGTCGGTTCTGCACTCTCTATCCATGTTCTAAGCTTCTCTAGCACTTTGTCTCTGTCAGAGAGGCCCTGAGCTAGTAACGCCCTCTCCTTCTCCCCTATTAGCCTCTCGACCATCA